TTTGTTGGTGACGACATCCGCGTGATCACGCAAAAGACATCCATGATAAGCATATACGAATTGTACGGCCGTGTCTACGCCTCTAATCCAATAATATCTTGGGAATATTTCTAGTTCCGGCACGCATGCTAGGCCAAGCATGTGAAATTCAAAAACATCTAACCAGTAAGAATGACGATGTAAAAACTGGTGTAACTGTTCAAGAAATAAAGTGCGTCCGTACACACGATCATGCCCAAAATGCCGCGGAATACATAACGTACTAACCCCCAAATGCCTGTGATAAAACTTAAACTGTTCTTCCAGCATGTTCATATCAATGGGTGCAGTTGGGTCATTTCGCGTATCAAATTGAATAACAGCTGCTTTGCGCGTAAGATGTGGAGGCAGACAATCAGATGTCTTCGCGTCTGATATGTGAAACAATTCAGCATATGCGCTACAAAACTGTTCGGCTCGCTGCATTGAAGCATCACCATCATAAAGCACATCAGGCAGAATGATTTCATTAGGCTCAAGCATGTGGCATATTTTCGCAAATGTCTCACTCTCCATAGCAGTCCCGAGTTCATATGCGCCATTGTCAAGCATAATAAAATGCCCATTTCTCTGTGCCATGTGCCAAAATGCCAAACTTTTCTTTAGTGTTTCTGCATCCAACTGCTCCAACTCATGCGCAAGCAGCAGATGATAATTACTGAACAACCTCGCACGTTCTAGCGTGAATTTTTGTGGCAATATGTATGCATGCTGACAGCGCGCAGTTGCAGAAGTTAAAGTTCTTGAAAATATGCGCATCTGTATGCCTCCTCCTATTTTGCATAAATTGTAGGATCTGATAACCCCGCACGTTGATATGCCGTTTTACGCTCTCTGCATGTTGCACATTCGCCGCAATGTATATCACCCGCAGTATAACAACTCCAACTTTTGCCCAAAGCTATTTGAGCGTTTTTGCTCACTGCACCGGCGCGAAGTACTTCCCACTTCAGCATATTGATAAATGGAAAAAGAAGCTGAATCTGGTGCCTGAAAGCTTCTGATAAACCTGTGGCAAAAGGTTGTAACGTTTCAGGTAAACAATCAGGATAAGCATAAAAATCTCCATCATTTTTATGCACCGCCATCACAGCTGAATTAAATTGCCACGCGGCGGCCTCGATCATTGCATAAACGCCAAAAAGTAAGTTACGGGCTGGAACAGATGTGCTAACGCCCCCATAAGCATCTCGATCATTTGATGTATGCTCTGCATAGCTTTTTTTGGGTATTTCTATTCCATGCTGCAACAATGCACTACGCGTATGATGAAAAGCACTAGTTATATCCCTGATCTCATGTTTAACACCTAACTCCTCACAAAGAGCTGATGCAACCTGGAGTTCGCGCATATGTTTTTGGCCGTATATAAAACTAAGAGCGCGTACTTCTTGGCATCCGGCGACAGCCTGCAGGAGCAGCGAAGTAGAATCAAGTCCCCCACTAAACACCACAATCGTTTTGCTCATTTTATTCATTTTGCCCATTTTGTTCCTTACCCCCTGACAAAATGTGGTGTGACCACACAAAACATGCATGATCACACCACAAAATATGTATTAGCCCCGAATTCTAGAGAATCCCCAAATCTTGCGGCGGCAGCACTTCTTTGACGTCATTAGACATGCGACCGTCATAGGGACGCTGAGTGACCTTGAGCGTGCATGCCCGACCCAGCCCAGTTCCGCCAGCGCACAGCTCATTGAGATCCAGATTGCTCAATTCAGCATCCGGGAAAACATTCAGCAAAAATCTCTTCAGTCGCCCCAGCGCAATATCGTTATTCAGGACAAAATGCGTAAAAAGCTTACGATTTTTGTAGTCCTCATGCTGCACATTGAACGTGATGCTCATCATGGGATTACCCGCTTTGGATTTCTTGAGCTCCATGCCGCCGATGGTGGCGTCGTATGTACCAACAGGAAGAGGCTCAAAACCATCCTCGCTCACGCTATCGAAATTGATAATAAGCTGGGAATTTTCTACATTCGTATCAATCGTCGGAAAAAACTCATCATTGCTCTGTACAGCTTTAGTCTGCTTTGTCATGTGGTTTAGTCTCCTTTATATGTGTGTGTGTGTGTGTGGAACCTAACCTAACCTACCTACCCTACCCTACTTATTCGACAGGTTCGATGACTTGAGTAGGTTCAAAACTTTCTCCATTGTTGGATTATCGATCCAGCCCTCCACCGCATTGCAACGATTCTTTGCATTAAAATTTTGACCTGGTGCTATATACAACCTCCTTTTAATAGTGGTACCACCCTCACTTGCAACCGTCTTTGCGGCATAATATGCAACAAAGTCAAAATACGCCTGTGCTACGATTTCGAATTTGCCCACAAGCGATGGCACAATCATCATTCGTTGCGCCTCATCTTGTTTTACCTCTTGGTGGCAGCTTGCGACCACATGCATGGGCAAATTGCGAAAATTGCGTGTAACCGTTTTCATTCGCTCCAATACTTCGCCGTATTCTGGCCAACCGGGTTTCATGTACTGAGCGCTTAACGACATATTTTGCGGATCCTGTCCTTGCACGTTTTTCATGCAATATTCCTGCACTTCATCTAAGGTATCAATAATCACTGTACGATAGTTTGGAAGTATTTGCCGGTCACCCAAACCTACCCGCGCAAATAATTGACGCATTTTTTCCTCAGGTGCGCCCTGGTCGCGCAAAACACAAAACGCATGTAAGAACTCATATACGCGTACCAACTGAGACCAATTTTTAATAGGCACAACATCTACGTTGGTATAACCCGCACTGATGAGTGTCGCAGCACCTGCTTCAACATCCAGATAAAGAACGTCACGTAAAAGAGGACAATCATGCGACGTGGCTGATAAATGCGTTTTCCCCACACCACTGGCACCGTATACCAACATTTTAATATATGCTGGTGCCTCCTCAGCGGCTTGAATCGTGAATAAATTCGCCGCTTTTGGTACTATACGCGGTTGCGGTTGCGGTTGCGGTTGCACTTCAGGCATTGCTGTCTTCGTCATTGTTGGCTGTGCCATATAAAATCAATCCTCTTTTCCGTTTAAAGTCTGCCCAAGTTATACCCACATCTTTATCTAAACCCCACGATACATGCCGAGCCGCACTTGGAGGCACATGTAAATTCGTTTTCCACAATTCTGCATTTTGCTCACGTGGCCCGTAGCTCAATTTTAACATTTCTTCCCAATCTGCGCCTTCATCCATTGCCAGACAAATTTCTCGAAAACTGCACTCCCAGGTACAATCTCGCGTAGGATTAGTCGTTATTGCGGGAGAATTAAGCATCTCATAACTATCAACAAGAATCTTTTGGCCCTGCGCCCGCAAGGCATTTTTACTGCGCCGCACTTGTCTTTCCGAAATATAATCATCCCCCATATGATGCGCATCTCCTGCAAGATGCATCAACATTTTTTGATACTCAGGCGAGAGAGCGCGTATGGGCACATTTGGATGCAAATTTGCAAGTGCTCGCCGATATTTAAAATAACTGGTTTTTTGTGACTTGTTTGTACTTAATGAGCCATTCTGCAAATAAAGCGGCTCACTTGGAGCCTTTTTTCGCATTTGCCGATACACTACACCTGCAATATTCTCAAATGGTAGACACTTGTTAAGTGCCCAAAGATATGCACTTATTTGATCATCCGTAGCTAACTTAGCTATATCAAACGCCGCAGCTGTTTTATATTCGCCTATCCACAAGCTCCTATCTGAAGGATCTTCAAAAATGCTGTCAAATGTGCCAACATACTGCACCCGATAACCATAGCGCAAAAGCTGCGGCAAATCCACCCGAAACTCTACTTCACAGCCTAAACGCACCACATCATCAACTACAGGCATGTACGTTACAAAACCGTGAAATGCCTCACACCAATCTACGTAATGTTCCAGCATCTGATTTGCCAATAAACACAGCTCTTCAACATTATACGGACGCTGTACATCTGAGCAGGCATTTGCATATGCCGCAAAGGCGTCTTGAACTGTTGGCCATAATTGAAATCCATGATAATCCTCAAGCGCAAAATGATAGCCAGTACCGAACCAGAGCGGAGTTGCTACACCAGCCTGTGG